TCTTGGTCAATAACAACGATGTGCATCTCATCATTTACACCATTAACAGAATCAGCAAAATCTGATGTGCCTGGTGCAGATGTGAAATAATTTTTGTATGCCCATGTGCTATATGTTTGATTGTTTGCACAAACCGCAACAGTGATAGAGTTTCCTAAAACACCTGCATATCTGGCCGCAAATGGACCGTAGTTATTGCTATTTGTGGTATTTAAATAAGTAGATTCAAAAACATCTTCGTTTTTAATTTGTACATTTAATGTACTACCATCGGTTGCATTGTTTGCTAATGCACCAACTGCACGTACAACACTTAAGTTATTACCATAAGACAGAAAGTTTGCAGCAGTAAAGAATGATACTGCTGAATCTGAATTAGGTTTACCATATGTGCTTGCGAGTGTTATTTCACTATCTATCTGTTTTACCTTGTCTGCTGGACCCCATTGAAAGGTTCCAGCAAATGCACCAGCGGTCTGTTGAACTGCGGGTACAACTGTTGTTGCGTCCACTTCAGCTACAGTTACGCCTGGAGAGATTTGAAATGCCATTTTATTCTCCTTGAATTATTATGTTCTTTTGGCAAAATACCATAAGAGTATTTATGAAAGGCTGGTTTTATAACCTTTCCAATCTGTTTCTCATAAACTTTGCATACGTTTCTCCACCGTCTGCAACTTCCCACATGTCACCACCCATAATCTCAAAATCATGTTCCAAACCATCTTCGATGATTGGAGCTGGCAAAACATCATCATCCATTTGATTCATATTTTCTAACTGAATCTGTTTACGTATGTCGTGGTTAACAATCTCTTTAAAATATTGTTGGGTTGTTACCCAAGAAAACATGACCAGAGACATGACCATATCGTCATTTGCACCATCTTCTGCACTAAAGGAATTCTTTTGCTGAATAAAAGTGGTCAACTCGGAGTATGTATCAAAATCTTGAATCAACAATTTGTCACCTTCAATCAAAGTCTTAAGGTTTGAACAACCAATTGCCTTGACCTGAGGAGACATTTTCAATCCCATTTGAACGCCACGGGCAAACCCAGCCGACAATTGTTGCGGTTTCTTATTGCCTGTAAATATTTTCCAAAGGTTTTCATATTCAAAATCTGAATGTAATGAGTCTGCTACCTGGGGATTGTTATTAATTTCCACCAAAACATATGCATCGTTGTAATATCTCGCTGCATTATAGATGACTGTTGGAAACAATATAGGTGTAATTGATGAACTCTTATAGGTTGCCACTTGTTTGTATGGTGTCTGTGAGATATCAATTACAGAGAAGGCTGAACTATCAAGATTTCTACCTTCTGAAACATCGACCGTGATTGCATACAGGTGGTCGGATTTAGATTCATTCACACCTTCTTTAACCGGATGTTCATATATTTTTAACAGGTCGTGGTTCGCAATTGGGTCGGTATATACCAACTGTTGCAGTTTGTAACCAGAAACCAAAGTGTTTGAAGAACCTAAAAACTCAGTTTCAAATTCTTGTGAGAATTGTCGTTGAGAAGTATTGCGAATTGTTTCTTCTTTCCACTTCTCATCTCGACCAGGTACTTGTGACCAATGTATTTCAAAATTAATATAATTATTTTTCTTATTAATTGAGTCCATCCATAACTTGTAGAATAGATTCATACCATTAGGTGTAGATACAATAATAATCTTTGTCTTTTTACCTGATGAAATTACAGGGTAAACAGAGTTAAAGAATTCTTCCGCAATATTGTTTGGTACGAAAGCAAATTCATCCAAGAATACGATGTTAAAAGAACCTCCACGAATTGCAGATGATGAAGTGGATGCAGCAACAATCTTGGAACCATTTTCAAGTTCTACGTTACCTTTGTTCCATGTAACGATACCTTGTTGTAACCACATTGGCAAATTTTCATATGCAAGTTGGTATTTGGCCAAAATATCACGAGCCAAAGCACCTTTGTTTGCAAGAACTGCACAGTTTTGTTGGTCTGTAAATATGGTTGCCCATAACATATACGCTACGGTGGTTGTAGTTTTACCAACCTGTCGAGGACATTTAGTGATAACGAACCGGTTGTCCTTGAAAAGTTTTAACATTTTTTCTTGGAACGGCCACATCTTAAAGTTGATTAGGCCGTCATCAACGTTAACAATCTTAATATAATTTTTTGCAAAATAAACAGGGTCTTTGGCACATTTTATATATTCATCAACTTGTTCCTGTGTATATTCTACCTTAACACCGGCCTTTTTAAGTAATGGATTATCTCGGTACGCTTCACCAAATTTTAAATCTACATTATCAATCATTCTTTACTTTTTAAAAGTTTATTTAATTCAGCGGTTGAACCAACGAAAATTGCTTTATCAATTTTGGTATCACCTTCTTTTTGTTTACCATCCATTGTACGCATTTGTTTTTGTACCGCAAGTAGTTCTTTGTTCGCATCAACCACATTCTTTAGTAGTGTTGCATAGACTTCAAATGCCCGTGGATGTTGTCCAGCAGATGCAATGTGTCTTAGTTCTTCCATTGCATCTTTGCCGTTATCAATCAACTCTTGTAGATTGTCCTTCGTTTGTTCGTAGGCATCTTGTAAGTCTGTTTTTAAATCTGGACCTTCTTCACTCTTAGTAACTACCGGTAACAGAGGTTTTACTTCTTGTTCTACCGGTGTTACATCAAATAATTTTTCCATGTTTTTGTCAAATGTATTCATATTTTTAATTTAGTTTATAATGCTGCGATTCTAGTCTTAAAGTCATTGAAGTCGGATGATGCCGCAACCAATACCTTTAGATTAGCCAAAGGTACAGAAGCACCAACTTGAATTGTATTGTTTGCAAATTGAATGCTTGCAACATTTGCCAAAGATTTTCCACTTACATCTAAAGCTACGTTGCTTGATCCTGAAGAAGGTATAACAATTGTTCCGTTGCTTGTAAATTCCCATTGTTCTTTAAAATAATCAACTGTTTGTTCATTTTCTGGACTAGGATTCTGATAAGTAACAGCATTCATTGTATATGAATATGTTGTATTAATAGCAAGTGTTACTGTTGTGTTTCCACTACCAACTGTTGTGCTTGTTGTGGTTGCTGCAGATGGTACAGTCACATATGTAAAGTCGCCCCATTTGGTTGAACTTGAATATGCATACAGACCAGGTAAAGTTCCGTCTATCGGTAATTCATAGGTAATTGCAATTGCTTTTGAACTGCCGTTTGGATATGCATATCCGGTACCAACAAGAAAATCACCTTTTACGTCCATCTGTCTATGGCCAAGTCTAATATTTTGACCTGCGCCTGGAACTTGAAGTGAATTTGCCCAAGCAAGGTAACCATTGGCCGCAAGCACCTTGTAATTAATGAATCCAGTTTTACTGTTAGGGTCTGTGGTTGTTCCGTTTACATATAGATAATTATTACTATACTTAATCCAATTAATTTTTGGTGATGTTACACCAGTTATTTCTTTTTCCCAAACCAATTCGTTGTTTGCTCTAAACATATAGATGTTTGTATTCGTTGCAGCATACCAGTTGTTTGAAGAATCGTAACTTAGTCCAATGATTGTGTTTCCATATTTGTTGACATTACTTGTTCTAATGTAAACACCTTCTGTATCAAACTTATGCACTTGGCCGTTTGCTGATCCAACTAATAAACCACCACGATTTGGTAAAGCAATAATAACGGATGCGTTTGCCGCATTACCTGCATTATAAAACGTGAAATACAATTCACCTGTAATATCAAGACCCGTAATTAAATTGTGTTCACCAGTATAATATGGAAAATCTTCATCGTCAACACAGATATCTTTAGAACCAATTGAATCGGTAATTAAAGTGTTCCAAACATTTTGTCCGAGATAATTGAATTTTGTAACACGGGTTGAACTGTCATCTGGAATGTTTGTCAATAAGTATATGTTGTTATTTCCATCAACTGTTACTGAATCACCATAACTTGCTACTAATGTTCCACCCACGTTGGCCGCAGGAACAGATTTTCTCCAATATATTGAACCATATGGATCAAATTTAATAACTGTTGCCTGTGGTAAACCAGTAACTTCATTCTGTGTTGTCATTGATACTACAATGTTATTTGCAGAATCATATGCAACACTATGGCCATACGCATTGTTGGCTTGTGTATCTATTTGACCAAACAACATACCCCAAGCTCTTTGTTCATGTGGGTCAGTAGCAATTTCAACCTTTGTATTACTATACATGGTGGTATTGTCAAATAAAATATCACCCAATGAAGCAGTGTTTGCTTTGTTGAAAGCATTCTGTGCCAACTCTTGGTTGGTTTCATAATATGTATTTGATGTATTTGAGTTAAAAGAAACTGTAGTATACAACTCAGTAAAGTTGTTATTTGTTTTGGTAAAAGCCGTTCTTAATGAATCGCCTTTGCCATCATTTGCTCTAATACCAATATTAATAATTTGTTTAGCCATTTATTTCTCTCGTTTTGTTTACTGATTTGCAGCTTTATTGATTGTAGTAACTTCAGCCAATGTATTATCTGCCTTAGCTTCTTCTTTGTCAACAGACATGTAATCAATATCTGTACTAACTCTACCAATCGAATCGACTTCAACGAATTTCAATGGGTTCAAGTTGTATGATGTAAAGTTATAATTTGCCAATGTGTTAATCCCGTATATAGGTTTGTCAGACACGAAGTTTCCTGTTAGTTCTTTTAGTCTCAATACATTATCTGTAAATTGAACAACCATGCCTGTTGCTGATGCATCATCTGGAGTATAACCTTGATATACTTTTTCACCCACTTTATATGTTCCATAACCAGAATCTAAGTTCATGTAAAATTCAATTACTTCTTCTTGTGACACTAAGTTGTAAACAGAAACAAAGGCACGATTGATAACACTAGTCTCTGTAACCTTACCAAATATAAAACCTTTGACTGTGAAGTTCAATGTCCAAACAATCATTCGAGTTTCATTTTCTCTACCACCTTCATAAGTAATTTCATGTTGTGTGGAATTTAAAATGACAGGAACTTCTTTAATAATTCCCATCTCAGGAATAAGGTTTAATTTAATCGTATAATCTGGTGTAAAGAATGGTAAAATGTGTTCAATGATTTGTGTACCATCTTCTATGTTACGTACATAGATGTAAAGATTAAAATCGAAATTGTATGGTACTGGATTGTATTGTGAAAGTACTCCTGATGGTGGAGTTCCTGAAAAATTTTTAATGTTTGTGTTTTGTTTTCTACTTGAGTCGTATGATAAACCAGCCATTTCAAATGACATACGAGGTAAAGTCAATTGAACTTTTTTATCTAAATTCAAATCTTCTTCAAGGCGCATGACATAACGTTCTTTACTTGCATATGCAATAGGAACAATAAATCTTTCTGATTCTGTAAGGTCTGGTTTAAATCTATACAAGGTAATGCTATCAAATAGATTACCAAATCCTACAACCAATTTTCTTATGACACGATTATATGTTGACATTAAATTCTTCCAAACGGATTGGTTTCAGTGAAGTCAATAATGTTATTTGCAGTATCAAACAAATAAGAATTGTCGTAACTTTCATTTTTTGTACTATCTTTTAATGGATCATAAGATGCCAAAAAGTATCTTGCATTACTTGTTGCACCAATGATTGCAACGTTGTCACGGAATTCACCTGCAATATTTGTGACCTTTAGTGAGTCATCTGGTTTGATCCATTCTTGTACTAAAGCCACAACCCATGCATTTGCTTGTGTATTATCTGTAGATTGAAATACAACTTCTCTAGCTTCATATGTTCCAGTTCCAGTACCAGTAGTCAAGTCTAGTGTGTAACTTGATTGAATCATTACATCATCAATGTCTTCCACACCAGTGTCGATAACTTCTTGTGAGTACTTGAATTTCTCTAGTTCCAATTCATAGAAGAATGGTATCTTACGTCCCAACATGAAAAAGTCTTTTGTTTGGTTTGTAAATTTAATTTCAAACAACTCACCAGTACCATTTAAGAACGGTACATAAATCAAATCACCTTCTCTTGGTCTTGTGAATATATCTTGTGGTACACGTTGAGAGAAAGAACGTTTAGAAAGAATGATGTTAACAGTGTTCTTAATTTCAAGACCAAATTTAGAAAAGAATTCTTTTTCGCCACCATATTCCATAGAACTTGATAGGTAGAATTCAATTGGAAAGGCTGCACTGAATCTTTTAATTGGATCTTCACCATACAATATGTCTCTATCGGTTTCATTTTCAATAGGTAAATAGTAGGCGTCAAAACCCATAATCTTGATTGATTCAACAATCAAGTCTTCAACTACCCTCTGCTCAGCAAGAGAGTTATAGTTATTGAAATAAACCGAGGTTGCCATATTAGTTCATGAACATTTCTAGTGGTGCACCATACTTGTCACCAATTTCTGCATGTAACGCATCTATTTCTTCTTTGGCCTCACCATAGATTTTGTCACCATTTAACTTGACACCACCTGGCAATTGAATGCCTTCAAACTTTTTAAGGTTATTTCCCCAAGAACGTTTGATAAGTGCTGTTGCATATTCTTTTAACCAACGGTCATTCCAAGCTTGTGTATACACATCAGGATCAATTACCGCATAACATTCTGCAATTACTGTTGTACCGATTGGTGCTTCGTTGCGACCCCAACCCCAATCAATATACAATCTTTGCATGTGTCTTTGGAATCTAATAGGAACTTCACCAGTGAACAGTTGTTCCAACATACGCAAGTGTTGTAATGTCAACGTATAGTTAATGTATGAAGCGGAGGTAAAGTCATACAGTTCATTTAAACGCAACTGGTATCTCAAATCAAACATATTGACTTGAGAATGTGAATCTGAAATAGGAAATATTCTGGTTATACCAGCAATTTGTAGAACGTTGTTTGAGGAATCTGTGGCTTGAGCTATGTTCAAATACTTGTTGTTAATGTCTGTCTGGTCTATTTTTTTAATGTAATAGACTTTTTGCAGACCATCAAAATGGTAATCTTGCCAATATTGAAGTGCATCATCAATACGGTCTTCTACCTGGTCGTCATCAACGTTGATTTCGATTACTGGAAACCCTAGTCTACGCAGGCAATAATCTTTGAATGCCGTTCTTGTTGTGATTGTTTTCGCCATTATATCCCCCTATAGGGATATTTATGCTTCGGGTTTCCACTCAAATTACATCCAATATTCTCTTTGGGCAATTTCTCCAAAAGGTTTAACGATATTTGCATCAATTCTTCCGTTGATTGTATTTGTCATAGTTGTATATGATTTACTTGCAGCGTTTTGCATCGAACCATTAGTTACCAATAATATATTTGCATCAGAAACTACATTTGAAGCAACAACACTTTGAATAATATTCATCTGGCCAGCAATTGTAGATATGTTTGCATCACCAACTACATTTGAAGCAACAACACTTTGAATAATATTCATCTGTCCTGGAATAGGATTGACTGTACTAAACGTATTTGATGTAGTTACCAACAATAGTGTTGCTGTGTTTATTAATGCCACTTAATTACTCCATCGGCACCGCAAAACCAACCCGTTGGCCATTACCTTGGTACATTGGCCAAATCATATAAGTTTTAGTATTGTACACGAATGTATCTCCAGGTGTATACTCGCCATTAAATATATATACACCGCATTGGTCACTAGCGTTACCGCCGTAATTACCATATGGGGTTGCTTCCCATCCGAATGGCATCAAGCCGAAACCTGTAGATGCTAAATCAGCACTTGGATATCTATTGCTTGTTACGTTACTATACGAGCCTGAGTATGACGGAAGTACAGCACTTGTTAATGTACCTGCTGTTTGAACTGTTTGTAACCCATAATTACCAGAAGTTCTGCCGTTCATAGTCATATGAACCCCTTGATTATAAATTCTTGGCCAAGCAGTAGCAACCTGCGGCAAAGCAGACACTATACTATGAACACGTAGTGGTAACGTGGTAGTGTTGGTAGTAAAATATAAATTTTGTACAGTAGTTAAGTCATTGTTTGTACCATATCCTATACCTGCACCTCGTTGAGATGTGTATAATACAGGATAAATTCCGTTACTATCAAGGTTATGATAGTCAAAACGAGTATATTGTGTTTGGAAAAATGGTCCACCTTGTATGTTACTGTTAGAATAAGATGTGCCCCAGCCAACGTTGTAACTAGTGGCGTTGGTGACAGCCCAAAAGAAACACTTATCCGTTATGTAAGCCCAAAATGTTCTAATGTTAGCATGGCCACTACCAGATGCCAACTGGGGTGATATATTTCCATAATTATTTCCACCTAATGTTAAGTTAGTACCTGAAGTACCGGCAGTAATTTCACTAAACGTTACTGGCATTGATGTTGAGGACATAGTGCCACCTGTAATCGCAGTACCAACCTCAAAGTATGCGTAACCGGTTCCAGCTGGACCAACTATTCGTGTATAAACATTACTAGAAGGTGCATCATATACTGGTTGTTCTAACGTAAAGTTTAACATTGCATTTTGCAAATCGTTGGTGAATACGTGTGCTTTTGTATTTGCTGGATTAACAGTTCTAATAATCGTACTATTGTTTGCATCAAAGTTTGCTGTTAATGTTGCCGAATAAGAAGCACTAGTAAATCTACTTTGCAATGCACTCACACTGGTGATTGAACTTGTGTTAACAATGTCTGCTATTATTCTTAACGGAATTGTAAATCTAGTGTCTGCTGTAAAACTTAATTTAATAAACATGATTATTCCTTTGGAATTGCTATGCCAACACGGTCTGTGTATCCAGAAAAAGTTGGTAAAATTTTGTATGTTTTTCCATTAAATGAAAACTCATCTCCTGGATAATAATCTCCATTAAATAGATACCAACCACCTTGTGTGCTGGCATCACCGCCAGAATTATTGTAGTATGAATGTCTCCATGAGATTGGTAACATTCCAAAAGTTTGAGTCTTCAAATCTGAACTAGGATAACGTGTATGTACTGTTTTAAAAATAGCTGCACCTTGTGCTGCGGTGGTGATGGTGCTGATAGAACCAGCTGAAACTGTTGTCAATGCAGTAAACTCATTGTATCTAGTACCTATACCCCAAGTAACATAAGGTTGAAGTATCATTGGCCAGCTGGCAGTTGTTGACGGATAAGCACTAATTAAATTAAACACTCTAAATGGAATAAAATTGCCTGTGGCCGAATTGTGTTGTGTGTTATCTATTCTGTCCCAATCTGCTACGCCACCAAAACCAATACCTACTCCTCTACCCCAATTTGTAAACATTAATGGTGTTATATTTGTTGCATTGGTGTTTGTGTAATCAAACCTATTATATTGACTAAAGATGAATGGTCCACTAAATGATGTACTAGCACTATAACTATTACCAAATCCAAGGCTATAAGTGTTGCCATTTGTGCAACAAAAAACAAGAGCATTATCACTTAAATACATGAAGAAAGTTCTTACAGTACTAAATCCACTGGTACTCGAACCAATTGAACCAGATGATCCTGAAGCCACTGAATTGTTAAAAGTTGGCGGTGTGCCAAGAACTGTAGTTGCAGTACCAGTTCCTGAAATAGGTTGACTATTTGCGCTTGATAAAGTTCCACTAGATAAACCGTTAGCTGTTCTAACCGTTGATACGCCAGCGGAATCCGTAGCATTTTGAAATTGAATATAATATTTTTTTGTGTTATCATCATAATGAGAGAACTCAAGTGTCCATGCATGTTGGTCATCTGTCGCACCAGGGCCGTTTCTAGCATAACGAGAAACCGTGTTTGATGTTAGTCCGGTCGTACCAGTACCTGTTCTAATAATTTCACTTGTGTTTGCATCAAAACCAGTCAACAATGTTGACCACCAACTGTTGGCAGTCGCAGCACTTTGCAAAGATGCAACGTTAGCGATACCCGTATTGATAATCTCGTTGACAACACGATATATGTGGTGTATTTTTTTATCTGATGTAAAATTTAATTTGATATACATTATTCTGTTCCTTCTTCTATCACAGGTTGTTCTGGTACATCTTCAGCCTGTGCTAATGCATAAGCAAAATCTTCTGGAATTATAGTGCCTTTGGCCACAACAAAATATGCCATTGGACCAGCCACTTCGTACCAAATGCCTGAAAGATTTTCAATCTTACTGTATGCATAGTCCAAGAATTCTTGGCTTGTTTTTGGTTCCAAGAATGTTGCTGCATAATAATCATGTTGCCATGGTGACAACCATGGAGTTTGAAAGATGTTTTGTATTTCTTCGAATCTCATAACTTATCCTTGATATATGAAGTTAATGTATAAATCTGAACCACTGCTACTTTGTGTAATATCAACTGTTAAGTAGTCTGATGAGGTAACTGGAATCGTTAAACCTGTTTGTGTGTTTGATGTTCCAGCACCCGCAAATCTTATTGTGTTTATAACAGTACCATTCTTCTTAACAACAGCTGTGCTTTGTGTTAAACCTGGAGAGGCCAAATAGGAAGTAATTGATGTTACGTTTGCTGTTACAAGAGGTATATAGTGTCTTAGTGTGCCAACGTTTTCTGTCAATGCACCTTTCCAGTAATAGGTCTTTACGTAAGCTGCGGTAGTACCACCGCCACCACCTGTATTTGCAGCTGCGAAGGCTGCGTTCGCTGTGGCAAAGGCTGCGTTAGCGGTATTAAACGAACTGTTTGCTTGTGTTCTTGCAAATGCGTCTGCACCACCTGTATTTGCCTGAGTATAAGCAGCATTAGCACGGTCAAAGGCCGCATTAGCAAATGATGCACCTGAATTGGCTGTTGTAAATGCACCGTTAGCAAAGTCTGCGGCTGAATTTGCTTTATTAAAAGAATTATTGGCTTGTACTCTTACCCATGTATCGGTAGAATTGTTCGCTTGTAGAAAGGCCGCATTAGCTGAATCATATGCATTATTGGCTTGTACTCTTACCCATGTGTCAGTAGAATTATTTGCTTGCAAGAAAGCAGCATTAGCTCTTGCAAATGCAGATGGTACCAAAGAAGAAAAGTCTTTGGTCGAATCTAATCTTGATGGAGGGACTTGAGTTGACATTCTTTATAACCTTTTCATTCTATTTATTTCACATTTTTTATTGAAAATTTTAGATGTACCAGGTTTGAGTAACCGTAGCCGGCGCAGATATTGCATTTCCATTGGCTGATATTTCTGTGCCTGAACTGTATGCAAAAGTAGAAGTTGGAATAATTGTTGTGATTGTTGTACTTGTTCTGGTAATTTCTAATACTGCATTTAGTGTATTCGATACAACAGCTGTTTTTGCTTCTATGTTTTGTGTGTGAATATCAGATTCAATGGTATTAATAAACACCGAATTACCTGTATTTGTTGTGTATCTTGATGTTTCTAATTGTGAATAGATAATTGCAATATTACTTGTTAGTGATTCAGTATTTGCAGAATATATATCAGAAGTTGGAGTGTTAATAAATGATATAGAATTGACTGCAGCTGCACTACGAGCACCAAGAATCGCAGGATTTGGATTTCTAATTGTAAATGACCTTGTTGTGCCACCAACAGTAACAAAACCATTTGCTGAAGATAATATAGGCTCACTTGTGTTTGTAGTTATTATTAATGTGCCTGTTCCTACGTTTGTAGTTGGACCAGCGGAAGTAAATGTTCCTGGATATTCTGTATTGGCCGCAACGTTTCCGTTACCTGTAACAACAAATGCATTCGTACTATAATCAGTAAGAGTGCTTTGACTTTTACATGTTAATAAACTTGTTTGTGTACCTGTAATTGCAGCAATACCTGTTCCAGAACTTTGTGTTGCAAATAATGGTGTTACAGAAGGAGTAAAGTTTGATGTATAAACTGCAACACCTTTAACAACTCTTAAATTAGAAATGTTGCCTTGCAAATCTCCATAATTACCTGAACCTATTCTTACGAGTGATGCACCGCCTGCATAATTAGTGGAATCACCCTGTGTCGATGAAGTGCCTACTCCATTGATCCAGTATTTCAATGTACCCGATGTTCTAGTAATTGCAACGTGTGTCCAAGAACCACTTGTTGGATTGGCAGGTAATGAACTGAGTGCAAGATAATACAAACTGGACGCCGCATTTGAGTTTTGCCAGTAGATATTACCTGAAAGAATTAAAAGAGCCCAATTTGTTCCACCTGATGTATATTGATTGATGATATCAAATCCTGCGTCTGTGGTTTTAATCCAACATTCGATAGTAAAGTCACCTGTACCAAATTGAAATGCTGATCCATTAGGAACAGTTAAGTAATCACCGGTGCCATCAAAATAATTACTACCTAATGGCAGCGGTGCGATTATATTCGTAAATGTTCCAGTTAAAGGAAAATTAGCTAACTGCGAACTAGTAACATTACTACCTGTGATGGCATAAGGAATCAATGCGTTATTGCTTAATCCATTTGTTGTAGCTGTGTATGTTAAATTTGCACCCCAACTTGAACCAATTGATCCTGTGAAAGATGTTAAATAAGATACAGCTATATTTACTGTATAACCACCAGCAGTAATAGTTATAGTGTTGGCTGAAACAGTTGTTTGTGTCGTTTGTAAAGTTAATTGTGATATATTATTAGCAATAGTAAAATTGCCAGTAAGTGACGCACCATTAATTTGTGCGCTATCAACACCAGTAATTGTGTATGCAACATTACTTCCATCAGCCAAGTCATCAGCATATGTAAGTGTTACACTATCACCCCAATATAAAGCGTTTGCGCTTGCTACTAAACCAGCAGAGAAAACTTGAAGTGTTCCACTACTATAAAATGTATGAACTGTATCTGAACCAACTGTAGTAACATTACCGCCTAGTGCCCGTTGGCTACCTGCGTATCTAACCACTACAATACCAGAACCACCTGCACCACCATCATTTGTTACATTGTAATGTGATCCGCCGCCACCGCCACCGCCGGTGTTAACGCCGCCTGCGCCGCCTTTTTTGTTGGTCTGAGCAACTGTGGTTCCAATTTCAGCTACTGAACCTGAATTTAGTGCAGAACCACCGCCTGTACCATTAGTAGTGCCGGCACCTTGCCTTGGTGCACCGCCACCGCCGCCACCTAAACCACCATTACCACCAAATGTACTATAACCAGCGCCTGCGCCACCGCCTGCCCAATAATAACTAGTACCTAAAATATCATTGACTAAACCAATACCGCCGTCTGCCTGCTGACTACCAGTCTGACTTGCGGCCGCACCGGCGCCACCGCCACCACCAGGATACCATGTCACACCACTAGCAGCACCATTACTACCTTGACCTGCTGTTCCGGTTCCCGGTAAACCACCGTAACTGGCACTGCTTTGACGAGCACCAGATCCACCGCCACCTGAACCACCATTGCCTGCATTGTAACCAGCTGTGTTGTGGACACTGGCACCGCCACCGCCACCTATAGCAGTTAATCCAAATGCTGTTGTATTCGCTCCGTTTGATCCGGCTGGACCTGAAGTACCGGGAAGTGCGCCTATGCCACCGGCACCAATCGTAATGGTGTTAAGTCCTGTTAGTGATAAACCAGTACCAGCAAGATATCCACCTGCGCCACCGCCACCACCCATGTCAGAACCGCCACCGCCAGCGCCTGCAACTATAAGATATCTTGCAGAAATACCAGGCGTGATGGTCACATTCGCAGTAAACGCACCGAGCGTAAGTGTTAATATATTTGTGGTAGCAATTTTAGATGCGGTAGGTATTGATAATGTGGCTTGTGAATTTGTTACGACCACATTGCCAGTCAGTGCAGTGCCATTTATATCTGCACTGATAACACCAGTGATAGTATAGGCTACGTTACCTGTATTAGAACTATGAATATAAGTAACATCAACGTTACCACCTGCCGTCACCGAGTTTGCCGTAATAATACCTGGTTCCAACTCATAAGATACAATAACGATTCCAGAACCACCTAAACCACATAATTCACCTGAACCACCCCAAGAACCGCCACCGCCACCGCCTGTGTTAATCGTACCACTATCACCACCAATAGCTTGATATCTGCCGCCAGCACCGCCGCCACCTAAACCACCTATGCTTCTGCCGGCGGTTGTGCCACCATGGCCGCCACCGCCACCGCCGTAATATGTTGATCCGCCAGTAGGCCAGATTAATCCATCGCCGCCTTTACCAGCATTAGTAGAACCGGCCGTGGCAACAACTCCAGTGGTGCCATTTGCTCCGGCACCACCGCCACCACCGCCACGACTAGAACCCCAACTACTGATATTGGTTGAACCCGTTCCTCCAGCGAATCCTTGGCCAGTAGTTCCTGCGCCACCGATACCACCGGTGCCTTCACCCATACCGCCACCGCCACCGGATCCACCTGATAACCCATTGTTACCGTTATACCAACCGCCACCACCACCACCGATAGCAGTCAACCCTAAAGCAGTGGTGTTTGCACCATTTCCCCCGCCTGTGTATGCTGAAGTTCCTCTAGCACCACCGGCACCAATTGTTATAGTGTATGTTTGTTGACTTAATGCAACAGTACCTGAAGTTAAGACTCCGCCAGCACCACCGCCGCCACCCCATCCGCCACCGCCACCGCCAGCAGCAACTATCAATACATTAGCAGTAGCTCCGGCATCCAAGTTAGAGATTGTGAAACTACTACTATCATTGAATGTGTGTGCTCGATATACTTTACCGCCGGAAGCAAAAGTACTTTGTGTTCCACCAGAAGCTGCTCTAACATACGGTGTAGGTGTGATAGAAACTGAAGCAGAATATCCTCCTGCGGAAATCGTCAGTGTTTTGTTACCGCCGGTGGAAAATACTGATGTGGGTATTGACAAAGTTCCAGCCTGGCCAGACAATGTTATATCACCAGTTAAAGAATTTCCACCTATGTCTGCGCTGGTAACACCAGTGATAGTGTATGCTACTGGACTAGAACTTGAACTATGATTATAAGTAATGGAAATATTTCTGCCGGCGATTACTGTTGCAGCTACAACAAATCCTGGCACAGTCAAATCTAAGTAAATCTTACCTGCATTTCCATTTAAACTACTTGAACCATTACCGCCTTGTCCTGAGGTTCCTGCAATTGAGTCTGTATAATTTCCGGCATATAGGTTGTTAGAACCATTGGTCATTGATCCGTTTAAGACAAGTGTTGGATGCAGATAACCTGAACCGCCACCGCCACCAAAACCACCAGCGTCACCGCCACCTTCACCGCCACCATAGTAACCACCGCCACCGCCGCCTGAACCTGAATCGGCACCGTTGTATGTTCCTACGCCGCCATTACCAAAACCTGTGCCACCTGCTGATGTAGATGTACCTGTACCACCGCCGCCGCCGTTGCGGCCAGAACCTGAGTTGCCAGTTCTTCGACTGCCAACGGCACCGGCACCTGCAGCTGATTGAGTGCCACCATTACCACCACCAGAACCAGCACTATCACCATTAGAACCTGAAGTTCCGCCACCGCCACCGCCTTGTCGTGTTGCACCACCAGCAGCACCACCGCCACCGCCAGCAACTAGAATTGCAGTTGAATTTGATGTGAATTGTATGCCTGAGCCGGCACCACCGCCACCAGCAGTACGAGTAGCTGAACCTGCGCCTGTACCACCGCCACCTACTATTAATTGATATGATGTACCTGATGCGAGTGTTACAGAACCATTTGCATAACCTGCACCTGCACCTGCACCACCTTCACCTGAACCACCACCGCCACCCCATATCTTTGTGGGAACAGACAGGTTGGTTGACGGTACAATCGTCCACGTTCCAGCAGTTGATAAGGTTAAAGGACCATCAACAGCGAAATCCCAAGTTGATTTCCCACTAACTGATGGGGAAATACTAATAGTTGACATTTAATTATTCTATATTATCAAAGTGATTTATTTTATGCTTTTCTTACCAAGAACAAATCTCTGTAGAGTGTGTCGTTACCTATAACATATGGATAATATGCTTCATTATTAACTATAAAAGTTTGACCAGGTGCATAATACTGTTGCATAAATGAGTCTGAACCTCCCAAACTCTTATATAATCCTATTGCGGTTCCACCTGAATTATGACTGGCTTGTTTATATCTAGCAAAAGTTATAGGAAACGCCGGCGGTACTAATGCACCTGTTGCAGGATCTGAAACTGGTCCTGTCATTACCGTGTTTTGTCTAAACTTTGAGCGCATCAGACCCCAACCACCCGGCAGCATGGGTGTCGATAGTTCATTTCCCCAGTAATATTCAGATACTGTTCCGAAGTTGTTATAAGCTTCACCTGATGTGTAATTGCTGAATCCGCTGAGAGGATCTACGTTCTCTCCAGTTGTTGCCGGACGTCCAGTCATAGAGGAAGTAATGTTTTGTAATCGGTACCACATAGGTTGGCTATTGACCACACCAGTGGTCTGCATGGTTCTCATCCACGCATATGCATTTTGACCACTACAACCACCATAATTTTGCGTACCATCATATACTAAACTTGCTAATGGAGGATTATCATCATATAAGTCTTCCCAATTATTAGTAGTTCTTAATCCCACATACATCATCATACCAGGTGAGCCCGTTGATCCTAATGTACCACTCATAGCAATAAAATATCTTTCAGTACTAGCTATTAACCATTCACCCGCAGTAGGCCTAAATCCGTGAGAACTACCATTATCATTCCAATTATTTACATCAATTCTATATCTGTTACTAACTCCTTGGCTGACTATACTGTCAAAAGTTTGACCTAATGTATAGTTACCTGTAGCAGATTGTTGCTGATTATAACCCATACTCACTCCGATTAACGGATATGTTGAGTATGCACCGTTGAATAAATGATTAGGATTAGTTCTAAAACTTAGTTTACTATATGGATAAGTGGCTTTGCCACTGTCTTTATATAAATCTACTACATAGACTTCACCTAAAGAAGCATTGTAATTAGGTGTTATATTGGTAGTAGAACTAGATGACCATCCACCGGCTTCTGTGTTACTGATAACCTCTGTAATAACGTTAACGCTACCAGAAGTACCAATCACTGGACTAGCTGTAGGTGTAGTTACTGATGCTACACTCGGTGTTGATCCTGCTGGTGCAGTACAGATAGCTTGAATAGCCCGTAGAAAGTTTATTGCTCTAGCTTTTTCGTCTGTTGCGCCACCTACCGTAGCGTTGATTTTGCATAACATATTATTTACTCCGTTAAAATTGCATAGTCATTGATGGTAAGACGCCTTACTGCACTTCCATCTGTATATGTTGCACTAGAACCATAAGTATTTTCTGGCAACTTCATTATACCATAAACTACAGATGCTACATTACCATTATCTTCTTGATACATAAAAACAGGGTTTTCTATTACTACCAATTCAAAAGAACTGTTGAATTCTTTTGTAGGTGATATTGAACTTAAACCTAACCCAGTTTGAGCACCATAGGTATTAGTATTAAATTTGTAAGTATATGGTATTGTAGCACCAAATACTTCTTGTCGCATATCTATACCTGCCATCAACATGTTATCAGTATAAATTCTGCCGACACCGTTTTTGCCGATATCAAATATACCAACATGTGAACCGCTGTAAGGACTGCTTATATAAATTAATTTTGTACTAACTATAATATCAATTCCATAAGGTGAGTTTTGTGCATTATAGACGTTCATACTGACTCTATGACTTTCTGGTCTGAACACCTGCCAATGCGTTGCACCAGTAAAGTTCACCGTGTTAATGCTGTATGTTCCTTCCAATCCCGAAGTGCCTGTTAATTGTGATAAAATTGCAGTTGAACTCAGAATTCTTGCACGACCAGTTAGTTCAGTATTACTCAACTCATATCCAGTGTTATACAATGGATGGTAACTTGACGTAAATACGTCTCCTGCTTGTATACCGTTTCCAAGTAATAATTTTCCAAATACATCATTAAGTAGAGGAGTTGCATAATTTGCGGTAAAGATAGTACCGTTAAATGTACCCTGCACTTGGCCAACATCTTTATATCGGTTAATTTCTCTTGCATTGACTAGTGTGTCTGTGCCTGAGGTATAACTCTTTGCTAGTGTCATACTAGTTAATGCACCGGTTTGTGCTAGAGTAACTGTTGTCACTGCTGTGATAGCAGTAGAAGATACTGTTTGACTAGCACTGACCTGATAAGTTCCTGCTTGGCCAACAGTACCGGTCAACTGTGATACAACAGTAGTATTAGCAGTAACACCAGTACCAGTTAATATCATGCCTGGAATAAACTCACCGGTAACTACACCTCCTACAGTTAGAGTAGTTCCTGATATACTAGAAGCTGTGCTACCTCCGGTGTTGTCAGTGAATGAACCAGTGATGGCGGTTGCGGTTGATACTGTTTGACTCACACTCACTGTGTATGTGCCATAACCACCTGTGCCTGTGCCGTATGCAGTAATAGTAGTATTGGCACTGATTCCAGTACCGGTTATTACCATGCCTACAATAAATTTGCCTGTATTAATTGCGGCAGGAATAGTAAGTGTAGTGCCACTAATAGTAGCTGCCGAGCAAGTAGCAGTCTGTACGTGTCCATAAGCTAATCTGAAATAATGTGTTACATCACCGTAGTCATTATGAATCTTACTGAAAGTATCGGTCATTGGATTACCAGTAATATTAGTAGAAGATACTGATTGACTTATACTTACTACATATGTACCTGCGCCGCCTGTACCTGTACCTAGTGCTACAATGCTTGTACCGACAGCTACACCAGTGCCTGTTACTTTCATACCTACAGCAAAAGTGCCAGTAACTGATCCACCCACTGTTAGTACAGTTCCGGCAATACTCGAAGTTGCACCGTTAGCGGTAGCTCCTGTTCCTACTTTAGCATACTTAGCTGTAGGATAAGTACCGTACTTGATACTATTAGCTGTATCACATCCTGCACTTAAATTAGTTGGGACACCGCTACCATTAAATGTAGCTGTACCTTGAATTATTGCATCAATATCGGCTTGCATATTTTCTAGTGTACACAAACTATTCATTCTGTATCTAACTAACATTATTGGTCTCCTTGTGTTACTGACTCAATTTCTGTATTGGCTTCTGGCTCTGGATTAGGAAGCAATGGTTCTTGATAATTCAAGTCTGCAACCCGTGTGAATTGTTCACTTTCCAAATTTTCAAAACTGTGTATGATATATTTACCGCTTGGTAATCGTGTCACAGATGATTGAATTTGTCCGTTGCCATGCTCAGTTACAAATTGTCCAGTAATATATTCTAAAGGCGATTCACCGTTAGGAACATTACCTGTAAATTCATAGACATAGCCTGAATAAATTGAAAAAATTTGTTTATAGTAGTTTGTCATGTTCTTATATTTAGGTGTTTGTATATTTAATTCTTACGAATAAGTCTGTTGCAGGTGAACCATTTACGTCTAAAGTTAGATAGTCGGTAGTCGCCAAACTTACACTTATATTCGCTGGTGTCATAACAGTTTGATTCTGAGTAATAGTAAATGTATTACCTATACTAGTTTCGTTTTTCTTAATGATAAATGTAAAGTTACCACCACTGGCTGCTGTTGATAAATTTGCATAGACTGCACTTAATGTCATAGCTCGAGGTGGATAAAACTTGCTGGTGCCTGTATAAGGTACAGTTATTACACCGGTCATTGTTAGACTGATATATGTATCTACGGATGAAGCACCGCCACCAGTATTTGCCTGTGCATAGGCCGCATTAGCACGAGCAAAGGCTGCATTGGCAAATGTTGCACCAGAATTTGCGGTTACAAAAGAACCGTTAGCAAAACTTGCGGCTGAATTGGCAACAACAAATGAACCATTAGCAAATGAACCTGCTGAGTTTGCGGTATTGTATGCATTATTGGCTTGAGTTCTTACCCATGCATCCGTACCACCAGTATTTGCTTGGTTAAAGGCTGCATTAGCTGTATCAAAAGCATTATTGGCTTGAGTTCTTACCCATGAATCTGTACCACCAGTATTCGCCTGATTAAAGGCCGCATTAGCATGAGCAAAAGAACTATTAGCAAAAGAACTCGGTGTGTTTGCTTGTATGAAGGATGCATTAGCTGTATCAAAAGCATTATTGGCTTGAGTTCTTACCCATGCATCTGTAGAATTATTGGCAGCTGTGAACGCAGCATTAGCTTGTGTGAACGCAGCATTAGCTTGATTAAATGCAATTACTGTAGGTTGGTCAATTACAATATTTCCAACCATTCCAGAATGAACAGAACATTGGTACACGTAAGTTGAACCAACTATATCGTAAGGAACTTTCCAATATAAAATTCCAGTAATTTTTCCTTGAGCTGAAGATCCTGTACTTAATGTTCCGTCTGTAGCTATATGAGTTAGACCCGTGTCGTAATTGGATCCTCCTGATGACAATCGAACCATAAATGGATGGCCAGAAACATTTAGATTAAATGCAATTGTTTCACCAGCACGAATATAAATTGTTGGATTATTACCTGAATACTGGTCAATACTATAGTACATACCAGGAGTTGTAACCATCAACTTAGTTACAGCACTTGTATAATTTGAATTGGCTTGAATGAAGGCTGCGTTAGCAGTTACAAAGGCACCGTTAGCAAATGAGGCCGCCGAGTTTGCAACTACAAAGGCACCATTAGCAAATGAAGCACCAGTATTTGCAACACCATAACCAGAATTAGCTCTATCGAAAGCACCGTTGGCAAACACAGCAGCTGCATTGGCTGTTACAAAGGCACCGTTAGCAAATGAGGCTGCTGAATTAGCAACAACAAATGAACCATTAGCAAATGATGCACCAGTGTTTGCTTGGTCGTAACCAGAATTAGCTCTATCGAAAGAACCATTGGCAAATGAAGCACTTGAATTGGCTAAACTTCTAGCAACATTATCAATTGCGGCTCCACCAGATATGGTATTTGCGAAAGCAAAAGATGCATTAGCATGTGCAAAGGCACCATTAGCAAATGAACCAGAAGAATTTGCCTGTGAAAAAGCCGCATTAGCCTGTACAAATGCATCACTTGCAGTTGTATCATCTATAATGAACGGTTTAATTTTTAGTAGTGACATTTTTTATTTAATTGATATCTCTTAAATGTTTTCAATCTTTTTTACTTTTTCCCAATAATCTTCTGGACATGTTTGTGCTGAATTCGGATCATGTTGTTCTCCGTAAATGTCACCAATAACTTCTCCGTCAATGTTTCTTAAAGCAAATACACAATAATAAATTGTGTCATCTTCTAAAGAAACAATTTTATGTTCTTGTTCTTTTTTAATAACAATAAATGTTGGTGCCGTAAATTGTTTTGGTTCTTTACCCTCAACAATAACTTCTACTTTACCTTTTGTTAGTAACGTTACATGGTCAAAAAAATGTTTGTGTCCAGGAGCTTTATCTCCTTTTCTTTCCAGAACATGTTGTCTAACCCAAATGTTTCCAAAATAACCAAGTTCATGTGATGACATAATAATATAAACCTTTTAAACAGTTACTACAGGTGTTGATTCTCCGTCAGATATATCTTTCCATGAAAGTGTTTCTTCATCCCACTTATACACTTTACCATCTGTAGGCATATCGACTGGTGCAGTCCACAAACAAGTGTCTTCTACTAGTGTCCAACTATTGTATGGTTTAGGTGGTATAAATGCATCACGGACTGAATCATAAGTATATCCTGTACCAGCATAATTCTTTCTCAATGGTGTTCCACCTAATGTGTGTACACCGCCATGTGTGTTGTAACTTGTTTGTACGAAAGAACTTGGTTCTCCAAACAAACCTGTATTAATCACATCTTGTTCTATTACTAGAACTTGTGTTACGATGTTGTTACTATCAATTTGTGCAAAGTGTGCCATTTTTACCTCTTAAGAAATTCTATATTTAACAATTACAATACCTGAACCGCCAGCTTTTGCGCCGCTACCGTTCCAACCAGCACCGCCGCCGCCACCCATGTTAGCTACACCAGTTTCATCTGCTCTACCGGCGCCTTGGCCACCAGTTGCTCTATATCTTTCCATATTTGCTCCATATCCTTCATTAATTCCAAAACCACCGCCACCACCAACAAATGTAACTGTGTTTCCTTTTATCATAAAATATTGTGCATTTCCACCTTGGCCACCTATATCGGAGTTGTATGTACTTCCTCTGCCCGCTGCACCAGAACCACCGTGTGAATATCCATTGCTGCCTGATGTACCGGTTTGAAAACCATTACCGCTTATTGAATAAATCCTATAGGTTTGTCCGCTTTGTGGATTTGATCCACCAGTCGATGTTACACTTATACCTGTTCCGATAAAAGAAGATGATGCCGCAGTGCCAATGGTACCAGCTGCTTGACCAGCACCAATTGTTACTGTGTATGTTGCTGCTTCTAAAGTTGCTAGTGCTGAACCCGCAATAGCTACATCTCTAGTAAAAAGATTTGCATTTTCTGCGCCATAATATTTTACTTGGCCACCAGCACCACCGGTTGTATTCAAATAGCCACCACTACCAGCACCCACAACTAATAATTCAATACTATTATTGGATGCACCTAAAGAACTTACTACAAATGAACCACTTGATGTGAATGTATGTACTTTGTATGTTGCATTGTTTGCATCGGTAAATGTGGTAACTGTACCACCCGTGGCCGTAGGTCCAACTGTGACAGCACCGCCACCACCTCCAGCTGAAGCAACTGGTTGCACATAAGATATAGACCTATTAAAACTTAATCCACTTAAGGAAGATTTTTTAATTGCCATTAATAATTCTCCGAACCAAACGCACTGAAGGTAACGTTGCCTGTGTTAGCATAAACAGTAAGAACATCAGTTGCTGCTAGTGTTAAACCTAATGTCAAAGCAACAGTATCACTTGCACCTAAAACTGTGTCGTATGAAATGTATTGTGAATTGGCCAATGATGCACCAGCTGGTCTGCAAGCAATTCTAAAACTTGTTGTGTTTGCTGACAAGTTTGCAATTGAAATCGTAGAAATTACTGTACTGTTTGATGCAGGTACTGTGTAAAGAGTTGTTGCAGTATTTGGTGATGGATTAGATTGACCTAAAATTTTTAAGACCGATGGCATTTGTTAAGCTCCCATTAATAAAAACGTGTTTGTATATGTCAATGCAACGTTTGCAGATGTGAATGCTGCATTAGCTGTTGCATATGAATTGTTGGCTGTATTTGCGGATGAACTTGCAAATGCTTCGGTGACTGATGGTACACCACCTACAGTTGTACCATCATGCACGACTACCACACCTTTAGTTGTATCAACAGTAACTTCTCCGGTTGCTCCGGTAAAGATTATGGTTTGTGCAGTAGTTCCTCGCCTGAATTGTAGTTGTGTAGCCATTTATATTCCTTAATATATGTATTTATGTTAGATAACCAGCATCAAGTGGGATTAAACTATCTGGATAAAAAACTGATATTGTTGTTTTATTATCCCAAATTCTACCATACTGTTCTAAACCTAGTCCACCAAAAATTTCTTCTGCTACTGAACCCATATCACCTAAAGGAAATTTAACCTGAGTAAATGTATCAGAACTCGCATAACCCAAATCAACTAATGTCTGGTCTTCTATGTTATATGTTCTAATTTTAGTTGCCATTTTTTAAACCTTTTATATTTATTACTTGGTTGGTAATGCTGATGGTGGTGTAAAGTTTGCTGTATAACGTGCGATACCTTTTGTTATTCTTAGGTCATCTATGTAGCCATTGAAGTCCGAAGGACCTGAATTTGGCCAAGGGCCACCAATTCTAAAAGTATCAGTTCTAGTAATAATAGTTGCACTTGATGTTCCAGTCCAAGCAGAAGTTCCGTTCAAATATAATGCCCATGCACTTCCATTACGTACTAACGCAACATGAGTCCATGTATTGGCTGTTATAGTTCCAGTAGAGATGCCATTGCCACCACCGTCAGCATTAAAAATATTCCAAGTAGATCCATTAGATGAGGCCCAAATGCCAACACGATTTGAACTTGCACCGCCATAATTCCAAGACATGGCATAATGCCAATCTGTTGACCAACAGTACAAACTATTTCCGCCTACTGCATATATCCAAAATTCGATTGTAAAATTGCCAGCACCTAATTCAAGATTTGGATTCCATGCACCGTATAGATAATCTCCAGTACCATCAAAATAGATGCTAGCGTTGTTATACTTTTTAACCGCAGTGCTTATTTGTACACCACCTAAAGTCTCTATCACATTACTACCGTGTTGGTCAATGATACCTGCATTGGTGAAGTTCAACAATAAACTTGTATTTGCTATTGGTATTACAGGTGCAGCTGGTGGGATGAATCCTGTTGTATATAATGCAGTACCTTTGACTACACGAAGGTCAGATATATACCCAGGAAAATATCCAAAACCAGCGCCACCTGCATAATTTCCTGCTAACGTAGGTAACCCGGTAGTACATACATAATTTGCATTATTATTTGCATCTCCCCCCGATGCAGTGACCGTCCCAACTTGTACACCATTTGCAAATATCCATGCAGTTGCTCCGGATCTAGTGACTGCAACATGAGTCCAAGTATTAAGAGGTGGAATATATGATGATGTTAAATCATACCCAATGGTTCTTCTTCCCATTGCTAAATATCCACTAGACAACCCAACTACTAACCCACTGGTTTCTTCAACATAAAACAAACCAATGTTAGCCGGTGTCGTTATAGTAGCAGTAGGATATATCCACATTTCTACAGTCAACGCACCTTTCAAAAATGCAAAAGCAGAATTACTTGGTGTACTTAGATAATCCCCAGTACCATCAAAGTATGCACTACCACCATGTAAACTTGGAGTATAACTTGCTGAACTCTGTGCGGTGTATCCGAATGGATTATCTATAAAAATATTCTGTGTTCCTGACACACCTAAACTTCTTGCAGAAGATGAGTTGTCTATTAGTGTAGGATTTTGAAACGTTAATACTTTTGTATTTGTTATATTAGTTAATGGTGTGCTTGGTGGAGTAAAATTGCTTGTATATACTGCTGTACCATTAACAATTCTAAAGTTTGATAGTTTACCACTAAGATATCTACCCGCACTTTGATTACCATAACCAATATCATATGTTAGATTTTGGTTAGAATAGTCTGTACTATTTGCTGCTGTGCCTACACTCGTACCATCAAAATATATTGTGATTGTTCCTGAATTGCGTACCACAGCAACATGGTGCCAAGCGTTATTCAATATAGAAGAAGCACTGACAGTAAGTATACCTGCTTGACCATATTGGTTTTGAAGAATTAAATTACCACTAGCGATAATAAGTGCTAAACCAACACCAGTTTCAGGTGCAATCATTTCCCAACTTGTATCATCTGTTTTTGTCCAAAATTCAACTGTATAGTTTCCTGATCCAAACAGACTATCAGCTGAAGTACTTGGCACAGTTACATAACTAGAACCATTTAGATATGTACTATAACTTATTGGTACTGCTTCAGGTATACTACCGAATGGACCAAATGCTTGAACTGAAACATCACCGTTTCTAGTTAATGTAAAACTATTAGGTGAGTTGTCAATAATTCTATTACTTTGACAGGTTAATAAACTTGTATTTGCTATTGCTGTTAGTGGAGTTGTGCTTGGTGTAAATGTTGCGGAATAAACAACACTATTTACAATTCTAAAATTACTAATATAACCAAAAGGTGAATACGTTGATTCACCAATAGATAAATCAACTGTACCGGAATATGTAGGCGAAGTGCTACTAATACTCTGTTGTCCATTGACATAGACTTTAGTTGTGGTTCCGTCCCAAGTTACTGCAAAATGATTCCAGGTATTTAATGTCCAACCAATTGAGCCTGTGATACCGCCCGAACCAGCCCAATAAAAAGTTAGAGTTGTATTATTTTGATAAAGTCTGCCCGCCGTAGCGTATCCTGTACCACTAGAATAAACTGCTCTAAACGATGCAGCCGATGAAGTTGGATAGTACCAACCTTCTATAGTAAAACTGCCGGAACTTCTTACTACTGCACCAGATCCTACCGCAGTTATAAAATCAGTAGTACCATCAAAGAAATTACTCCAACCCGTCACACTATAAGGACTAAATGAACCTTGACTTGTATTACCTACTCTTGTGATAGTGAAATTATTGTTACTTGAGTCTATGAATATATTATTGTTTGAACCATTGTTTGCCGAAGTGCCTTCACCATTCAATAACAATGTTGTATTCTTAAAAAATGCGTCACTAGAAACACTAACCACCCATGTAAATGTTCTTGTTGCTGTTCTATTTGTATTTGCAGCTGTGGCTGTTATGACACTTATTGTATTACCAACTACTGTTGGAGTTCCTGTTACATTAGAACCACTTATAGTTACTCCAGTTGGCAATGCATTTGCGGTATACGCAATAGATTGTCCGGCCACACTAGTTGCACTTAGCGCAACATTCGACATTGTTGTGTCCTGAAACAATGCAGTAACTGTTCCATCAGCAGGTGAACTCCATGTAACAACATCTGGATTGATTGTTATACTAAATGTACGGTCTGTATCCTGATTCTGTGCGTCAGTTGCACGAATTGTGAATGTGTATGTTGTTGAACTTTCAGTTGCTTGTGTTGTACCTGATAACAAACCTGTTGAAGTATTCAAAGAACTTCCAGGTGGCAACGTACCAGAATAAACACTGTATGTTATTGCTGCATCTCCTGTGGCTGTTAATTGTGTACTTAACGCATCAGTTTCATATACTGTCGCTAAACTTCCAGCAGTGTTACTCCATGCTGGTGTACCACTATAACTAATACCAGGAATAGATATGGCAGTGCCACCATCCGTATTGACAACATACAATGGATATGTACCGCCACTATTTGATGGTGCTGTAAATGTTATAGATGTATTGCTTACTACAGTAACAACACCTGCATATGATCCATCAACTATAACAGATGCACCGGCAATAAAACCACTACCAGTCAAAGTGATTGTTTGACCGCCTGCTGTTGTTGCCGCAGTGTCATCTCCAGGATAAGTTATGCTGGTAATTTTTGGAATACTAACGGAAGCTAGAGATGCTAACGTTGATGTTTGTATATTGTCTGTTGAAATCTTGAGTGTCATTTTTAATTAAAATGTTATACTACCAGAGGATGTGAATTTGTAAATTTTGTAACCACCAGTTGTTGTGAATGTTGGCGAACCCGTAACTACTGCATCTGGATATGTATCTGCATATCGTATAACCACAATACCTGAGCCGCCAGAACCACCAGCTATAACGCCGCCAGAATAACCGCCGCCACCGCCACCACCACCGGTGTTAATACTTCCCGCTGTACCAGTAAAGGTTTCAGTACTGCCGCCGCCACGGCCGCCGCCGCCAAGTCCGCCATAACTTAGACCATTAAAACCTCCACCGCCGCCACCGCCTGCATAGTATGTTGATGTGCCAGTAATTGATGAAGTAACACCAATACCACCTTTGCCTTGATTGTTACTCGGAGCATCATTGTCATAACCTACAGCACCGGCTCCGCCGCCACCGCCTGCATAGTAATTGGCGCCGCCATTGAAAGATCCGCCATTATAACCTTGCCGTGGTGGTCCTGCGGTACCTAATCCGCCAGTCACAACGTTGTTGTCAGCAGTTCCACTACCGCCGCCACTTCCTCCGTTAGCACCTTGTGCATTTTGGAACGGGGATCTACCACCTGCGCCACCACCAATACCTGTTAATGTTGTTATTCCAGAACCAGAGATAGAAGAATTTGCACCACTAGTAGTTGAACTTGTTGTGGATGTTCCACCTGAACCAATAGTTACGGTGTAAATTACGTCCGAGGAAATAGAAAGGTCATTAGTTAAGAGTCCGCCAGCACCACCGCCAGCACCATATGCTCCACCAGCACCGCCGCCGGCAACCAACAGATAGTTAATGCTTGTTGGTGAATCCGCAGCAGCAATTGAGAATGACCTGCTTGCAGTTTGTCCTTCTGCATCTGTGGCTGTGATAGTAAATGTACTTGTGCCTGATGTACTTGGTGTACCAGTTATTGCACCATTAGCACTAATTAAATTTAATCCAGAAGGTAAACTTCCACTAGTTAAACTATATGTAATAGTTGAATCGCTTGTTGCACTAACTGATTGTGTGTAGGATGTTCCAACACCAGCATTAAATAAAGATCCACTTGATGTTACCCATGAAGGTGCAGTACTATATGTTATGCCGTTCGGTTTTATACCTACACTACCATCAGTGTTATAAACATACAGGTGATATGCACCTAAACTTTTTGCTGGACTAGTAAAAGTTAAACTAGTACTACTTACATAAGTTGTACTGCAAGTATTTGAATCCACATAAACTACTGCACCAGAATTGAAACCGGAACCAGTCACAGTCAATGTTTGTCCGCCAGCAGGAACGTCAACAGAAGGAGTTACTGATGTTACCTTAACACTAGACGATACACCTGCACTAACGATAACAGGAGTAAATGAGTTTGCTTTTAATGATTTTAAACTTGTTGCCATTATAGTTCCAATACCTTCCAACCATATGTAGTGTTACTATAAACTAAACCAAAACTACTTTGGTCTATGTCTACTAACAAATCACTAGCAATACCTTGAATCTTATGACTGTTTCTTGCAACAGTTAAATTGTTTGCACTGAATGTTCCAGCCAAATCATTGAAACGAATCGTATCACCTAGTGTTGCACTTGCTGGTAACGTCATTGTTATTGGACCAACTGTTGTGTCAACAAAATATCCACTGCTTGTAACCATGGTCGTGTTTGCATTTGCAATATACCATGTCATTGATGAACCACTCGAACTAGCTGCAACCAATTCACGCACTTGAATATCAACACCATTAGCTGGCGCAGTAGAAAATACTACGTTAGCTCCAGATACTGTGTAATCTGTAATTGGTCTTTGTAAGATACCATTTTCTGCAACAAGTAAATTATTTGCACTGACACCTGATGTTACTGTAAAGTTTGTTGCTGTGTTGTTACCAGTATATGTTCTATACACCAGAGTGCCTGAACTACTTACTATACTTGTTGCTGCTAAAGTTGTAACTTCAATGTAAGCAGTATTTGGTGGAACAGAATCAAATGTTAAAATGTTTCCTGATAAACTATAAGAAGTTTTAGGTTGCATTACACCTTGTACAGAAACAAAGATTATATTTTCACTGTCTGGTGTTGTAGACAAAGTGAATGCTGAATTTGAACCATCACCAGTAAATGCATCAACATAACCAGTTAATGTTCCACCAGAACCGGTGTTTGCCTTATTGAAGGCTGCGTTTGCTTGTGCTCTAGCCCAAGTGTCTGCACCGCCAGCAGTATTGGCTGCCGTGAAAGCCGCATTGGCTGTGTTGTATGCGTTGTTGGCTTGATTTCTAACCCACGGATCCGTTGCATTGTTAGCAGCATTAAAGGCTGCGTTAGCAGTTACAAAGGCACCGTTAGCGAATGATGCAGCTGAGTTTGCTTTATCGAAAGCACCATTAGCAAATGATGCAGTTGTATTTTGTGCTGTATAGGATGCATTAGCAGTTATAAAAGCTGCATTAGCAAATGAGGCACCAGAGTTTGCCGTTGTGTAAGATGCATTAGCGAAACCAGCCGTTGTATTTTGTGCGTCATAGGATGCATTGGCTCTTAGAAATGCACCGTTTGCGAATGAGTTAGTTACACCTATTGATGTTGCAATTGTTGTACTAAAGTTTGCATCATTACCTAATGCAGTTGCCAATTCATTTAATGTATCTAACGTTGTTGGCGCAGAGTTTACAAGATTTGCAATTGCATTACCAACATAAGTTGTTGTTGCATATCCAGCAGAAGCATGATTGCCCCAAGCATATGCTGCATTGGCTGTTATGAAGGCACCATTAGCAAATGATGCACCAGAATTGGCTGCATTGTATGCTGCGTTTGCTTGTGTTCTTACCCAAGTATCTGTTGAGTTATTGGCCGCATTAAAGGCAGCATTAGCAGTTATGAAGGCACTATTAGCGAACGATGCGGCTGAGTTGGCAACGATAAAGGATGCATTAGCAAACGAAGCACCAGAGTTGGCTGTAACAAAGGCACCGTTAGCAAAACTACCAGCATTATTGGCTGTATCATATGCATTATTAGCTTGAGTTCTTACCCAACTATCAGTAGAATTGTTCGCTTGTAAGAAGGCCGCATTAGCGGTTGCATATGCCGAATTGGCTCTGTTAAATGCAGAATTGGAATTGTCTGTAACTACTGGAACATTACTTAACAATTCACGTACTTGAATTATTGATCCGTTTGCGGGAGATTCCACAAAGGTAATAGTATTTCCTGTTACACTATAATCTGTTAATGGATTTTGTGTAATACCATTATCAAAAATAAGAATACTATTTGCTGTTGTATTAGATGAAATTGAAAATGTATTTGTGTTACCATCACCAGTAAAATTTCTGGTTATATAATATAAAGCAGCAGTATTACTAGCTGTAATAATTGTGTTGTATGCTAAATTGGCTGTAATAAAAGCCGCATTTGCTTGTGCTCTTGCAAAAGTGTCTGCACCACCACCCGTATTTGCTTGTGCATAGGCTGCATTAGCATGGCTAAAAGCCAAACTAGATATTGTTACACCGGTATTGGCTTGTGTAAATGCACCATTAGCAAATGAAGCACCAGAGTTTGCAACTTCGTAACCGGAGTTGGCTCTTAAAAAAGCACCATTAGCAAATGATGCTGCCGCATTGGCTGTTACAAAAGATGCATTAGCAAATGTTGCACCAGAATTGGCTGATACAAAAGCTCCGTTAGCGAATGATGCACTAGTATTTGCAACTCCGTAACCAGAATTTGCACGTTCAAAGGCTGCATTAGAAAAGATTGCGGCTGAATTGGCTGCAACAAATGCACCATTAGCGAATGAACTTGCATTGTTTGCCTGCGTGAAGGCACCATTAGCAAATGATGCTGCCGCATTGGCTGTTACAAAAGCACCATTAGCAAAACTAGAACCTGAATTTGCCGTAACATAACTGGAGTTTGCTCTATCAAATGCACCGTTTGCAAATGAACCGGCACTTGTTGCTTTACTATCAGCTGTATTGGATGTTGTGAATGCTCCGTTAGCAAAACTTGCTGCTGAGTTGGCAGTTACAAAGGCACCATTAGCAAAACTACTAGCGCTATTGGCTGTATCGTATGCATTATTAGCCTGACCTCTTACCCAAGTATCTGTTGAATTGTTAGCCTGTGCGTAGGCCGCATTAGCACGGTCAAAGGCTGCATTAGAAAAGATTGCAGTAGTGTTTTGTGAAAGATATGATGCATTTGCGGTTACAAAGGACGCATTAGCAAACGATGCTGATGAATTAGCCGTATCAAATGCATTATTAGCCTGACCTCTTACCCACGTATCAGTAGAATTATTTGCCTGTGCATAAGCAGCATTGGCTCTATCGAAGGATGCATTTGCAAATATAGATGCCGAGTTAGCAACCACAAAAGAACCATTGGCAAACGAAGCTGCCGAGTTGGCCTTATCATATGCCGTGTTAGCTTGTGTTCTTACCCATGTATCGGTAGAACTATTGTTGGCTTGTAAGAAGGCCGCATTGGCAGTTGCATACGCTGCATTGGCAGTGTTTGATGCATATGGGTCTACGGCACCACCGCCAGTGATAGTTGTTATCTCAACATTGGCACCATTTTCAAATGTGCTGTCAAATGTAACTACATTACCAGTAACAGTATATGTACTTCTTAATTGAGTAATACCATCAACAACTGCAATTATATAATTTTCACTAGTCGGTGTTGTACTTAAATTAAATGTTGTTGTTGCACCATTAGCAGTGAACTCATCAGAATAAACTGATACTGGTGCTGCAGTAAAGTTTCCACCCGTATTTGCTTGAGCATAAGCCGCATTGGCACGAGCAAAGGCCGCATTGGCAAAAGAGGCTGCTGAGTTAGCAGTTACAAATGCACCATTGGCAAATGAACCGGCTAACCTTACATCCTTTTTATCTTGGTTGCCAATGTAACTAAATTCCATGTTATGTTATTTCCAATAAACTCAAAATAACATCTGCTGCTGAAGCATTACTTGTTGAAACTTTGAGAGCATCATTGGCTCTCATTACTAATTTCTGTTCACCACCAATTGTAATCAAAGAATTACCTGGATCAATTACAGCCATCTTAACCATATAATAATCCGACCCACCGGAAGTTAAGATAACGTTTGCAGTTATTGATGTGTTTAATATGTTTGCAATCGTCATGCCAATGACCGTGGTCGATACATTGGCACCAGCTGTATAGATTGTGGTAGGTGATGTTCCGACTGCTGCTTGTAGTTGATTTTTAAAAGTATTTGCCATTTAAATTCCCTATTATTATCTATTTATTCTATCAACTAAAGGCGATTGTGAACGCAACAATGTCGGAGTTTACATCTAGGGCGGTTGTTCCTGTGTTTGCCTTATCATAGGCTGCGTTGGCATGAATAAAGGCTGCATTAGCAAATATAGCCGTGGTATTTTGTGCTGCATATGCAGCGTTGGCACGGTCAAACGCAGGACCAGGATCACTTCCTCCTGATACCGATGCATTGATTGTGATTGTTTTTGTGGTTGTGTTGGTGCTGATGGTAATATTATTACCAGCAACGAAAGACAAGGTGTCTGAACCACTTCCCGCAAATATTAGGGAGCTGTTTGAGTTGATTGTGTCAAACGAAAATTGGTTGGAGATGTATGAAGTTCCACCAAGACTGTTTTTATAAAACAGTTTTCCATCGGCGTAGTTAAGAGCGACCTCACCAAATGCAAGACCTGATGGTGTGTTTCCTGTTACGCCTGATTTTTTTAACTGTATTGCTGTGTTTGACATTTACTTAAAACGATCCGCCATCCTTGAGTTCGCCATCAGCACTAACTAAACTTGTTATAGCAGTTGGTGCCACTTCTTTATTCAGCTGTTCTTCAATTTTTTTTCGCTTGGCAGGAGGTAGTTGTAAGTATTCAATCTTTTCAGTTAATGATTTAATCGTATCATTTAAATTACTTTTTTCAGTTTCATGTTTCTGAGTCAACAGTTTAACATTCTTGTCATTTTCTTGATTAATGCCATCAATCTTTCCATTATTTTCGGCATTAATAGAGTTGATTCTATTCTCAAGTTCTGTACGAACTCTATTAGTTTCTTCTCTGGCTCGAATCAATTCACCTTTAAACGTTTCAACGTGTGTTGCTTGATTCTTAACACTTTCATAGTCTCTAAACTTTGTGTTTAATTCTTCAAGTTCAACACGATGTTTATTGGCCAATTCATTAATGTCGGTACTTTGTTTAGAAACAAGTTTTTCCTTTTCGTCTAACTTGTTTCTTAATTCTTGTATAACATTATTTTCATTTGATGCATTGGCCTGTTCCAATTCTTCAATTAATGATTGTAATTCATTATTGGATCTTGCCAATGCTTCAAGTTTTTCACTCTGTTCTTTTACTACATCATCAGTAATTTTTTGGTTCGCTTGCATTGAAACATTTCGGACAACACAGTCTGTCATTGTTGCCGTCAATGTTTCAATATAATAATTTAAATACTTTTCATTTGCCATCTCAAACTCCTATCATAAAAAAATCTATTACATTATATAGTCAGCTTAGAATTGACCTCCATCCAAAGCGGATGACCAAATAGGAACACCTGCATTGGTTACTGTAAGAATTTGATTAGACCATGTTTGGTCGGATGAACCTGCAGCAGCAGTAACAGCTAGTGCATTTGAACCATCGCCGTATACGATACCCTTTGTTGTAAATGTAGAAGCACCAGTACCGCCTTGTGTTACAGTCAGACCAGATATATCACCAGCAGTTGCAGCACTTACACGGCCATAGGCATCAACAGTCAACGATGTGATTGTCTTAGCGGCACCTAATGTACCAGTCAATGTATACGTTACGTTAGCGATTGCTTGAATTGCACCATTGCCATTACCAACCAACATTCTACCAGCGGTGAATGTCGATGCACCAGTACCGCCTTGAGCAACTGATAGACCAGAAATTTCTTGTTGTGTGAATCCTGTTACACGACCATATACGTCTGTTGTAATATTGTTAACTGTGTTTGATGTTGCAACGTTTACGTTTACAACAGAAACGTTTGCTTGTGATACTAGACCACCTGTGCCGTTACCAAGAACAACCTGACCTGCGTTGAATGTACTTTGTCCTGTACCACCTTGGCCAACTGTTAGACCAGAAATTTGACTGAATGTTGCAGCGGTTGTTCTACCATATGCATCAACAGTTACAGAAGTAATGGTGTTATTTTGTGCGCCAGCACCAGTTTCAACATAAGTTGTATTAGCAAGTAGTTTTAATGAGTTTGAACCATCACCAACAAGGATAGAACCAGCTGTGAACGAACTTGCACCAGTACCACCACTTGATACTACTAAATCTGTACCTAAGATGAGATTATTAATCTCAGCGGTGCCAGCAACAAATAATGTTCCAACGTTTGCTTGAGTTGTATTAGCGTATGCTGCAATTAAATTGGATTTTAAAGTTGCTTGGCGGAAGGTTCCATCTGCAACGTTAATTACGTTACTTGTTGGATCGCCTGTGTAATTATCGAATAGATAATATGCACCATCACCAGCATGACGAATCAAACCAGCAGAACGGGCCGATCCATCATTATATGAACCAACAAAACCAATATCGACTGCATCACCTGTGTTGTTTGCTGCAAGACCAATCAATGAATCTTCAACTGTCAATGTTGTTACATCATATTTTGTAACTGCACCTAGAACAGCAAGGTTACCACTGATGGTAATATTACCATCAATTGTTTGATTCAAAGATGCAGTATTTGCACGAACAACTGTAGTGTCTACACCAAAAGAAACCGCATTGTCTGTTACTGCTGATGTGATACCTTCACCACCAATGAAAGTGATTGTGTCATCAACTAAATTAACTGAATCTGTACCGGTGTCGCCTTTAATAGCCAGTGTTGTTGAGATTGTTGCCGAATTGGCAATGGTCATAACACGACCGTTTGCAGACACTTGAATGATAGGTATTACTGTTGAACCACCATAAGTACCAGCAGTTAGACCAGCAATCGTATTAAGTGATGCACTTAATGTTGCATTTGCAGTACCATTAAACAACTGTGCAGAAGCAGTAATGTCACCACCAGTAACATCAATAAATCTATCTGTTTGGAATTGCGTTGCGGAGTTTGCGTTACCTGAGAAAGCACCAGTACTCAGTACACCACCATCAGAGAAACTAATACTTCTGACGTTTGCGTGGCCTAAGAAAACGTTACCAGCTGCGTCACGTTTAATTATGGTGCTTGCGGTATTTGAACTGGTAGCTGCATCAATCTGTGAGGTATAGTATTGACCACCAACATTAACAACACCTGTACCAGATGGTGAACCAATGAAAATAGTATTTGAAAGGTATGAATAACCAAGTTCACCAGCTTGTAGGCTTACTGGTGTGCCTAACGTGGTGGAACGCTTGATTAGAATTGAGGTGTTTCCGATGGCCATTATTATTATCCTTTTTGATTAGTTGGATTTAAATCCTATATCTATTTATGAAAAATTGCCTGCATCAATTATACTAAGTGCATTAGCAATATACTCTGGACCAGCAATACTGACGATATTATTGGTCCATAATTGGGTTTCCACATTTAATGTGGTACTACCAATGAAAAGTGTGTTGGAAAGAAAAGAAAATGCCAATTCTCCGTCAGCCAAGTTACTTGGTGCAGTGTTCGCATAGGAACGCAGTATCTGGATTGTTGTATTTGATGCCATAACTTATCTCAAAAGAAACCCATATCAACACCCTGGAATGCCAAATAAGTTACTGAGTTTGCCACTGCACGTTGAATTGCTTCTTCTGGAATCACACCAGCAATGGTCTGTACTGGTGTAAGACCACCAACCGGTGATACGACAAGCGCAATCGGATTAGGATTTGCTGCTGTCGGTGCAGCTGCAAATGAAATTGCACCAGTTGTTGCTTCAGATTTAATGACTGTACCATCCAAGTCAATAGTGTTACCACTTAGATATAGACTTCGGAACTTTCTTGTTCTACTACCAAGGTCAAATGTTCTTGATTCTGTTGGTATTAAATTACCATGAATTGGTGTATCGGTACCAAGGCCTTTGGCAGAAAATGTTTTGGTGGTTGAATTATAAACTATCACATCACCGGTGTTTGCACCAGTTAAAGATAAGTCTGTTAAACTTCTAAGTGTTTGTGTACCGTAAGATAGAGTTTTGACCCTTGATTTTTGTCCTTCTATTCTTACCCTAACGGTTGCTGGTTGTCTGACTGTTACTGTTGTCATGATGTTCCTTTAAAATACAGTAACTTGAGGCAATACGTTCACAATTCCTTCTAAAACCCTTGTAACATTGTTAGAAGAATCTTTTATAACAACATCATATACATATCTACCAGCAGAAATATTTGCTGTGTTTGCATATGGTAAAGACATAACCATGATGCCTTCAGTTGGATCATTAATAGTTATAACGAATTGCGCTGTTGTGTTACTTGAATAGTATGATTTTTTCATCACAGCTTTAATTTGGCAATTAACTAATTGAAAAGGTGTACCGTCAGCCTCATCCAATGCTACGGATGTATTGAAGCTTGAACCTTGTTCTAAAAATAATTCTTGATAACCTGCTGGCATTTTTTAACCCCTTTAGAGGTATTTATCAGTTATTCGGTTCGCATCCAAACATATAATGGATCAATGTCCGGTGTTGTATTTGCTGTGGCAAAGGCTGTGTTGGTAACTGCTACCCAGGTACCAAAACCAAACAATGTATTTGGATTAGCACTGTTCAATCCGTTCATATAAATTGAACCTATCGGATAACCAGTGGTTAATGTATTTATTGTGGTAGGAATAGAAGGTTTATCTGATAAATCAAAGTAAGAACCTGAGGTAGCCACTGAAGCTAAACCTGCAACAGCTGATGCGTTAATTAAAATTGCAATATTGTTTGCTGAAGTAAGTCTACCTCTGTTATCAACGGTGAATCTTGGCACAAAGGCTTGTGACCCAAGTGAGCCAGCCGTTACACCTGTTATAGTTAGTCTAGCAGATGGTAAAAATCCTGTGTTTATATTAGCTGCATCTGTTGTGTCTGTCGTTGCTGACGTGGCCAAACCAGTAACTTGTGAAGATGATATTGATATTGCAACGTTGGCTGCTGATGTAATTCTACCATAAGAATCGACCACAAATCTTGAATATGCGGAACCAGCTGCAAAACCATATGTTCCAACAGTTACTGCTGTTGTTGGTAATCTAGCCGCAGGTAAGGTACCTGATGTAATGTTATCAGCAACTGTAGTATCCGTGGTTGCTGA